GTTGGGTTTGTTCCTTCCCCATTTTCCCATTTTAATTTCCATGTGTAGTACTTCATGCTAACTCCTTCTGACCTGTTATCTGTTGCATCTCTTGTGAGACTGCACGGATTCCACCTTCTGGTGCCATCTTAAGAGCACCAATTTGCCGAAGTGAGTCTAGGTGGGCAGCCTGTGCTTGAGTGCCACCAATAGCCTCAAGAGTTGCCTGACGGCTTAATCTTTTGTTCCAATACTCAGGCTGGGCTGCCTCAATTTCTACACGGGTGTATTTATGCTCAAAAGAATTATAGATATTCATAAGCATGTCTAACTCTCTAAAGGCCCCAATACCCACGAGGCGGGTCTGCTCAAGTCCCAATTCTTTAATTTGAGCATCAAGTTCATCAATCTCGTCGCCTGTGGCACGAAGTTTGTTAATTTCAATCTCAGATTTCTTCATCTCCAGGTTGACAGTTTTGATGGTGTAGTAAAGAGACTGAAGTTCAATAACAGTCTGTTGGTAACGCATCTCATCTGTATCGTGTTGATTTACAACAAATTTCTCTAATTGAAAATCAGAACGTGCTTGTTGGACTTCTGCCATTGCTAATAGGATATCAGGCGTAAATTTTTCGGTTATTTCTGGTAGTAGTTCCATATTTTGCTCCTTATAGTGTTCCTGAGTTACCAATACCTGATTGGTATGGAGTAGCCGACGAAACTGTTGCAGCAATTGTAGAAGTACTGTCATTAGAAAAAGTAAGTTTAAGAATACTTGAAGTGTAAAAACCTGGAGGGTAAATACCGCCAGTAAAGTATCCAGCGGTTCCAGAATTAGCAAAAGTTCCTTGACCGTATCTTCCTGAGCTTAGGTACGAACCAAGAAGTGACCTACTATCATTGGAAAAAGCAAGTTTTTCTACATCGTCAAGAACTCCGTTAATGTTATTGTTACCGCCACCGAAGTATCCAGCAGTCCCAGAATTAGCAAGACCACCAACGTTAATACGTTTGGTAGCAAAAGATGCTCCTAATAAAGAACGAGTTTCTCCTGAAAAAGTTAATTTTTCAATAGTGGTTAGTTGATTAGTTCCATCATCTCCTCCACCAAAATATCCAGCAGTACCAGAGTTAGCAAGACCAGCGTGTTGTACTCTTACCGAAGATAAAGTTGCTGACAAAGTTGTTTTTGCGTCATTAGAAAACGCAACTTTGTCTATTCCGCTAGTTCTTGCTCCACCTTGATTACCGCCAGCAAAATATCCAGCAGTTCCTGAGTTAGCCGCTCCTGCTAGGTAGTCTGCCCTTGATAGGGACGCTGCTAGTGTAGATACTGCATCTGAAGAAAAAGTTATTTTTTCTATACTGTTTTGTCCTGAACCAGCGCCGCCTATACCGCCGCCGTAGTACCCAGCAGTTCCTGAGTTAGCAACACCCGCAGCCGCTTCTCTACCCGTTGTTAACGTCGCAGCAATAACTGTTATTGTGTCTGCTGGAACTGCAAGTTTGTCAATACTTGTGCGGTAGTTAGGGTAGCCTCCACCACCAAGAATGTAGCCAGCCTTAGGTTGAACTGGAGTCACAGAACTAGAAGCAGAAGATGCTGCAGATGTTCCTGCAGAGTTAGTAGCAGTCACAGTAAATGTATAAGCAGTTCCATTTGTTAGTCCTGAGACTGTAATAGGTGAAGCGCCTGTGCCCGTCAATCCACCAGGAGAAGAGGTTGCTGTGTATGTAGTTACCGCTGCGCCACCTGTGTTTGCAGAGGCTGTGTATGCAACTGTTGCTGAGGCGTTACCAGCAGTAGCAGCACCAATAGTTGGAGCCTGTGGAACGGAAACAGCAGCAATTGAGTTAGATGCGCTAGATGCTGTAGAAGTTCCGTTAGCATTAGTTGCTGTAACTGTATAAGTTCTAGCAGTAGAAGTTGGATTACCAACAGTCTCACTCACAGAAACTGGGCTTGACGCACCTGAACCAGTTGCACCTGATGAAGAGGTGACTGTATACGTAGAAACTGCTGCGCCACCAGTGGCGCCTGCAGTAAATGGCACAGAGATAGATGCTGAACCAGAGTACGATTGACCACTTGCATTAGTTGCAGTGCCAATAGTTGGAGCCTGAGGAACTGTAGTTGCAGTTATAGAAGATGAAGCAGCAGAGGTTAATGTGCCATTGGCATTAGCAGCAGAGACTGCAAAGGTATAAGAGGTAGCAGACTGTAATCCTGTGACTGTAATAGGAGATGCACCAGTAGCAGTAAATGAGCCTGGTGTAGATGTTGCAGTAAATGTAGTAGCAGTTCCACCAGTAGCAGCTGCTGTGTAGGCAACAGTTGCTGAGCCGTTGTTATAAGCTCGTGAAGTACCTACGTTAGTAGCAGCACCAATGGTAGGAGCATCTGGAACGTCAGCAATAGGCGTGACGCCTGCCATGACGCTCTTTAATGAAACCTTGTTAGTGATAGTCACTTGATATACCTCTAACTAGTTATTAGGAAATTTCGCTGCCAAAGAGTGAGAAGGAAAGAGTTGCAGTAGAGGCGTATACACGGACAACATCTGTAGTTGCTAGCGTTACTCCAAGTGTCAACGCTGTTGTATCAGAGGCCGCAACTGTCGCACCGTAGACGATGTAGTGCTTGGCTTCTGCTGCTGCACCTGCTGGGCTTACCGCAATACGGTAGGTAGCGGCAGAGGCTGCCTGGTTGCAGATGATGATTGTTGAGACCACAGCTGATGTGGATGAAGGCACTGTGTAAAGAGTGGTGAGAGTAGTTGCTGCTGGCGCTGCCTGAGCAATCGTCTTATATGTTGTTGCCATGGGACTCCTTCGAAGGGGATAGTGAAATTATGCCCTATAACTAGTGGGTTGTAGGGGTAAAACTATTGAATATAAACTTTTTCTGAGACCCATAATTGGTATCCCATAAAGGTAATGAGTTCAATTCCAAAGGCGCTTTTTTCTACTACCTCTAGGTACTTGCTGTGGTAGGGGTACTTGCACAGGAAGAGCTTGTTATGTCCTATGGCAAAAGGAACCAGGGTGGGGAAGGTTCGCAGGTACTCAACCAGCCCATCCATTACTCCTAGCCAGTGTGGATGGGTAATGTCATCTAGTATGACTACTCCACTATCGCTGACGTATTTTTCCGCCAATTTTAAATCATTGAGCGTGTGGGTCTTTGTATGACCACCATCTATAGAGAAGTATCTGATAGAGCCCGCAGGGATTTTGATATCTAGGTGGGCTTTAATCTTTCCAGAGGTAGAGTCCCCTTTAACAATGAGCACTTTATCTCCGCCAAAATTATCGTACTTTTTTAAATTATCAATAAAGATATCTGTGGAGCCCTGACCGCCATTACTATCACTGTTAAGGTGCTGGTCTTCAAAGATATCTATGGCGTAAGAGTCCTCTAAGGTGTCAATCATATTTCTCAGAAGAAGGAAGAAGCGCCCCATATAAACGCCAATTTCTGCAACGCCACCTTCTTTGTTCCAATCCACATTAAGAACTTTCATAAACTCGGGCAGAGTTTTAACTACCCAACCGCCTACCTTATTAAAGCCATCAGTCAAATACTTATCGTAGTTAGTCTCAACTACCTCTTGTCCTATGCCCATAAACTCTAAATTACTTTTTACTGTAATGGCATATTCTGCGGGCAAAGACATTTTAGATAGTTTAGTAAATAGCTCTTGACTCTCATCTTGACGCCCTACCCACCATGCACATACTGCTTTTTCAAATGTTAAACAAAAATCTCCTGGGTAGTCCACACCAACAGGAAGAGGTGCGTGATTGCCCGATAATCTATAGAGACCAGTCTCTGCATAGGTGTAGGCCTCTTGCCAACTCTTATTGCGCTCACTATAACGAGCAAGTAAGAACCATGCCTCTGGTCGCCCTGGTTGGTAGGCAACGGCTTTAAAGAATAAGTTCTGCACTGTAGCTTGTCTATTCTTTTGTATTTCAAAGCAGTTTGCAGCTATTAATAGCGAGGCGTAGACATACTCAGGGTGTGTGTAATAACCATACTCTGCAGTTCTTAAATAGAAAGATATGGCCGAAGCCGTCTGTCCAATAGCTTTATATTCATTAGCTATATTAAAACAAAGCACTGGGTTAAACGGGTCATTGCTTAACTCTGTAACTAGCTCATCTATGACTTTAAACATTCATTGCCTCTGCAATCATGTTCTCTACTACAACCCCTGGAACCTGTAGTACAAAGGCGGCGTTATCAACATATCCAAAGGTTATTAGTAAGTCATCACCCAACTGGGCAGCGCCTGCAGCAAACTCTATCTGCCCATCTAGAAATGACCACGAAAATGGCGACATGCCTTCCAACACAAACTCTTCATTCCACACGCACAATCTATGGCGATAGGTAGCGTTCTTCTGCTTCATATAGTTTTTAAATAGAACTACCTCATGAGTAATAGCAATATATTTATCGCCCCATTTAATTACCTGAGACCCGCCGCGTTGGTCAGAGTTAATAGCAAGACCTTCTTTATGAGAAACCTGTTCGCACTTAGGCTCTTTAGGGTTAGCTTTTACAACCTCAGTAGGAGAGGTCCATTTAACATACTGGAACTCTCTATCTAGAATTGGCATCCAATTCTTCTCACAATAGGAGTCTTCATCTATTGGCGCTGGAATTCTTACACGAGATACTTCTTTAGCGGTCCACTTCTTCTTATCAATCTTTAACTCTGATAGTTCCATGCGCCCTTGACCATTGGTAGTAGTATCTCTACGAACACCTGTGGCATAGTATTTTCCGCCCCATTTAACTAGGCGTGCATCTTCTTCTCCTACAAATGTCCAGATAGGTTTTACATCTAACTTAGTAGTATCAATAAGGGTGTAGTTAATAATATTTAAATCTTTATCTAAACGGCAAAAATAATTAGCAGTTACTAATCTCTGGTCTTCTTCTGGATGTAGATATGCCAGTGGACCCCAAACGCTAGGAAAGCGTTGGTCATTTTCGGCGTGATAAAGGGAGTAATTTATGTGGCGCAAAATACAAAGAATATCGCCATCATCATCTATAAAGACAGATGGGTTCATCAACCCAGTACCGTTAGTTACTTCTGCAGGAATGATTAGCGGTTTTAATTTACCGCCGTTTTGTACCGATTTTTGCACCAAATTCATAAATGAATTGTAGCCTACATTCCGCCCAACATGAATACGGTAGGAGTCGCGTCGGCCGCTGCTGCTGCCCACTGAGTTCCAGAACCAGTAGAGGTCAATACATACCCATTAGTACCTGCTGAAGCACCCGCTGTTAAAGTTCCTGTAATAGTAAGGTTGGAGATAGTTGGCCCAGTACCAAGTACGTTAGCACCTGTTCCAGTTAAAGTACCAAATGCAATAACGTCAGCATCCCAATCAGCGGCAGTTGTAGCAGCAGTTCCAATACACAAGATATGTGCGGTTGTTCCAGGAATTACTGTTGCTACTAAGTTACCGCCTGAAGAGTTCACAGTTAAGTTACCAGTTGAGTTGTTCTCAATCTCGTAGGAAAGACCTGTTGCTAGAGTGCTTGTTACTGGCAGAACGATTGTTTGTGTTGTAGAGCCAGTAAAGAGTTGTTGTCTACCGCTTGTAGCAGTAAGGGTGGTTGTTCCCGCTGCTGTTACAGTAGTTGCATAACCAAGTTTGATGTTATTGATTACTGGAAGAGATAGGGTTGGGTCAGTGCCAAATACAACCGCGCCAGTTCCAGTTTCATCTGTAAGCGCTGTTGCAAGGTTTGCAGAGGACGGGGTAGTTAAGAACCCTTGAACTCCTGTACCTAAGCTAAATGCAAATCCACCTTGAGTACCCTGTGTACCCTGGCTTCCAGTTGTGCCTTGGCTACCAGTTGTACCTTGAGTACCTTGGCTACCAGTTGTTCCCTGGCTACCAGTAGAGCCTGTGGTTCCCTGGCTACCAGTAGTACCAGTAGTGCCTTGTGAACCAGTTGAACCTGTTGTGCCTTGACTTCCAGTAGCTCCTTGTGAACCTGTAGTACCAGTAGTGCCTTGAGAACCTGTAGTTCCCTGTGTACCAGTGTCACCTTTATCGCCTGTGCGAGCAAAGGTAATAATAATGTCATCTGAGTTTGCAAATGTTCCATTACCAGATACATATGATGCGCTTACAGTAAACCAACCAGTGTTGTTTGTTACTGAAGAAATTGTAAATAATGCAAATGAGCTATCATCAAACTTCTTTGACATGCGGAAGTGACCCTTGATGGTTGAGGTCGAAGTTCCAATAGTGTTAAGGAAAGATGAGATATCAGTTGAAGCATCATTACTTGCATCTAAATAGACTGCAGTTGCTGAAGCCAAAGTTGCATTGTTAAATCGAACATTTCCTGTTCCAGGGTCTGCTGCAGTAGTTGTTGAGCTAAATGTGTAATCAAAAGCTGCTCCACCAAAGTTACCGTTTTGACCAGTTGTTCCCTGTGTTCCAGTAGTACCTTGTGAGCCTGTAGTTCCAGTAGTTCCCTGGCTACCAGTGTTACCAGTAGTGCCTTGTGAGCCTGTGGTGCCTTGTGAGCCCGTAGAACCTGTGGTTCCCTGACTTCCAGTAGTACCCGTAGTGCCTTGAGAGCCTGTAGAGCCTGTAGTGCCCTGTGCACCAATTGCACCTTGTGTACCAGTTGCTCCCTGAGTACCTGTTGTGCCTTGAAGTCCTTGAGTACCCTGTGCACCAGTTGTACCCTGAACTTGAGTTACAACTGTATTTATTACTCCGCTACTATAGGTAAAGGAGATTCCAGACTTAGAACCACTGTTTAACGCATCAGCAATACGTGCATATGATGCGTATTTATTTGTAGCGCCTTCGCTTAAGTCATCTGTTGTACTTAAAGCAGCGCTAGAAATTAAAGATGAAATGTCAGAACTATCTAGGAAGTAATCTAGGCTGCTCCATACGGTAGCGCCACCAACACCAATCTTAAACTTTCCAGTATTGGTCTCAAAGCCAATCTCACCAGCGGCTAGGATTGGGTCTGCGGTATTCCACTGAGTAGCAGTTCCACGTCGAACTTGGATTCTGATTGCCATTAAGCGTTTCCTCCATCAAAGGTTGTCTCAAAACTAGTAGTACCTGGAATTCCACCATCTAAAGTAGTGGTGTCATATGATGAACCCACAACCCCACCATCTTCTGTGACTGGTTGAATGTTTGGCAAAAACTCTATCCAACTAACTCCGTTGTATACAAAGAAACTTTGGCTAAGAGAATTAAAGTAGACGTCACCATCGTTCCGTCCAGTGGGTTCTACGCCACTGGACAGTACGTTGATGGGGACGAGTGCTTTTTTGCTCATGGTTTATGCGTGTACCACTACTCGGTATGTCTCTCCTAGAGCAGGAGCGACTGCAAATCCGATTGTAACAGTATTAGTAGTAATGTAAGTTACATCAGTAACAACTTCCATCGCGCTAGAAATTTCATAGACAGTTACTTGAATGTCTGTAGTTCCTAGGTTGTGGCTAAGTGTGAACTCTGTAGCTGTGTATGGGTTTGCTGGTGTGATAGTAGTTGCATACTTGCGTACAACAACTGCTGTATCAATTGCTACATCATCAGCATTTACTGTGATACCAGTTCCAGCACCAACTGCAAATGTTGTTCCAGTTAGTGTAAGACCTGCGCCACCTGCATATGTTCCAGCCCCTGAGAACTGTGTGAACGTTAGCGCTGTGGTGCCTAGTGTTATTGCATCATCTGTTGTAAGAACCCAACCAGTGTTTCCATTAGCTGTACCTTCTGATACGAAGGTGAATAGACCAGCGGTAACTTCTGCACTTAGATTTGCGTCTTCTGCACGAGCAGGTGCTCCAGAAGAAGCAACTACGTAGATACCGTTTTCTGCGCCAGTTCCTTGATTCTTAACAAGAATTCTGTCTCCAGTAACAAGTGTTACTCCATCTACAACATCGCCATTTTC